ATATCACGAATATCACTGTTTTCTGGACAATAAAATTCTAATTGATAATTTTCAGCACCGGGGAATTCAACAGAACCGGGGATATTAAATGTTTGACCAGCATATTTTACTTGCTGATTAACAATTGTACGTCCGGGTAACTTTGCAGTTTTTGCGTATAGCAATCCTGTTGGAGTAATCAATGCTCCATTATCAAAATTTATTGAATCAACACGGAATAAGAAATCTCTAGAGAAATCTCTTATTACCGCATTGTTGAAGAAACTGTTAATTGTCTGTTGAGGTACGTCCATATTAATTATTTAGTTATCCACCGATGATTTCGTTAAAGTTAGCACCAGTTGATGTTGCGTAGAAGTTCACCAAAATAAACTCAGCAGAACGTACTGGTTTGATGTAGATATCTACAACTAATTCATTTTGATCAATTACTTCTGGAGGATTGTTACGCTTATCGCAAACAATTTGATAATCATATAAACCTTGCGTATTTTTAGCTCTATCAAAGATAGGAGTTAATACAGAGATTACACGATTTCTAGTAAACAAGGTGTTAGGCTCGAATACAAAGTACTTGGTTGTTCTCTTAGTAGCTTTCTCAAGCCACAAGAACAAGCGGCGTACATTAATTCTATCAAATGCACTTGGTTGACGTAGTAATGTCTTTTGTCCAAAGATATTAAACCCATCATTTGGGAAGAATGCAACTGGGTTGATCGAATGCTTGTACAACTGATCACGTTCCTTCTGTTTCGGAGTGATTGCAAGCTGTAATGCATTTGTTACTCTACCACGGGTGAAGCCTGCGGGCGCGTACCAAGGTTCGAAGTTTCTGTCTACTTGAGCCATATCAGCGGCAGCAAATGGAGAGAATGGAACCCAGATATTCATTCCAGCAAACATATCATTAACTTTTACCCAGTTTCCATATGTACAAGCATAACTAGTGTTTGCAGTTTCATACAGATGTTTCAACGGATTAGTAACAACTTGTGAGAATGCTTTATTATGATCCGAAGATACTATGTAGTTAGCTCCAGTTACGAATATTTGACGTAATGGATCAGAGATAAACAAGCAATCTTTACGAAGATTTTCGCAGAAATTAGCAAATATCTGGAAAATTGCATTATGATTTGCTTTTAAATCATTTGCCTGATTAACTGGTGGTGCATATTCATTTGCTGCTAATGCTTCTAAACCAGATTGGAGACCATCAGTTACTTGTGTATCATCAAAATAATTGGTTCTATTTGCACATGCAGTTGCGTAAATCGTGCCTAATCCAGCTTCAACAACTAAATCTAAATCAAATATTTCATCATTTTCGATCTTGCGAAGAGTACGATCTAATTTAAATGTAACTGATCCAATTGCTTTTCCTGCTGTGGTGAAGTTAGCATAACTACCAGCAGGGAATAATGCATCAGCATAACCCAAATTATATTCTAAATTAATTAAATTATTTAAATGGAATCCAACTTTATCGTAATTACTTTCGAAATTATTGATTAATGAATCTACTAAATGTCTAGAAAATACACGTACTTTCTTTTTTGGAACACCGTTGACATCTAACCAAGAACCGCTATTTTTACCACTAATAAAGGGATTAGTTAATGCAACAATGTTATTAGAATTATTTACAGTATTTTCAACGAAGAAAGTAGAAGGAATTCCACCATTTTGATTGTTAATTTGTCTATAATAATCAAAAGATCCCGATCTAGCTTCTTCGAATGAGAAACTCAATTTGATTGGATCTGGATTGTATGGACTTGTACGAAGTTTAAACAAACCAAATGATATGGTATCATCAAATTTTCTAGTAGAAATATCAGGGAATGAATATGCTATTTTTTCTAAAGATTCTGATATACTATTAGAATTTCTGTTATTACCTGCATCATTAGTAGCAGAAAGAGGAAATGCTAATTTGGTAGTAGGTATTTCTAACATTCCAGATAAAGAAATACCATTAAAAGAAGAAGCACCATTAGTATAAATTTTTCTAATTGAATTGTGATTAGTATTTGCTTCTAAATTAGTATTATCAGCTAAACCAATATAATGTCCTTCCCAACGATTATTAATTGTTGATTGTATTTTATTTAAAATAATAAATCCAGCTTTTCCGAAATCTGCTGGAGAAAGAATTTGATCAACTCTAGCTCCTGCTGAAGTCCAATTAGAATTAGTATTAGTAAAAGCAGAACCATCTATAACACCTTTATATTGATCTAAAGTTAAATCAAAGAATTTAGGAGCACCAAGTACATAAGTACATTCAGTTTGTTCTAAATTAGATGTCACACTTGTATCATAACCAGATACGAAATATGTATTTGCTATTGTGAGAGCTTTTTTACCTGCATCAGTAGCAGAGTAAGCTGGAAATTGAGAATATGATAAAAATCCATAATATAAAGCATCTTTTTGGATTTGATTAAATTTTTCGTATGTTGCTAATCCATTTGTAGATAATGTGGATTGTAACATTGATATAAGAGGAGAACTATTAGAGCTAATAATTGCTGCTCGTATGATAGGATCTTGGAAATATAAACTAGGAATTGTTTCTACGTTTCTATATACAACAGTAAGTTTATCTTCTTTTACAGCAACCACTGGATAAACCAATGCACCATAAGTAGATCCATATCCTTCGCCTGTTCCATCTCCATAAGGCATACGACTAACATATAAATTTGCATTAGATCCATTTAATATCTGTCTTGCACCATAATAGAAATATCTTTCACAAGAATTAGTAGGTGTTCCATATACTTGTTCTAATTCTTGAACAGAGGTTATCTGAATAATTTCATCACTTGGACCTTTAGGTGCAAATCCAGTCATGAAAATATTAGTTCCTGCTGGTAAAATAGGTGATAATGTTAAATCTTTTTCAAAGATTTCAACGCCGGGTGATTCGATGCTTCTTGCCATAATGATATTTAGTGTTTTTTATGGCAAAATTTACTATAATGGTAATAAAATTGTTTCTATTCTTCTAAAAGCAAATTCAAATGTGGTTTCTATTTCTCCAGAATCTCTATGAGAATATGTAATTTCTCCTAATGAAATCGGAAATGCGGATTTATATACCCATTGAATAACATCATTATGAAATTCATCTTTTGCTGTTATTATAAAATCTGTAGTATATTGGCCTAATCCTTTATCCTTTTCTGTTAGTTCTCCTTCGTATATACCACTTTTTTCGTTTCTTAATAGATCCAACCATTTATGAATTACCCAATAATTATTAAATCCATTATCGATTGTAAAATTAATTGATATAGGTTCGTATGAAGGTTTATTATGCGATGAGACATAAACAGTACTACCTGCATACCTAACTTCTTCTGAAGGTATACTATTTTTAGGAACAACAGTTCCGTATACCGCAAATTGAAGTGTATTTAAATCTAAATTTGTATTATTTCTTTGAAATTTCTTATTAACTTGTTTTAATGCATCAGGAATGGTAAGAGTAAGCGTAAACTTATCTTTCCTAGATTTATTTAAAAATGATTGATCGTAATGATTTCCCATAATAATATTTAATATGGTCTCCAACCTTGATTAAACAATTCGTCTAAATCTGGGTTCCCGCCATTTTCTATAAATCCTCCCATAAATGTTGGTAAAGCATCTCCTCCATATGAATTGGCTTCGTTTCCATATATTGATAATGGGTTGATATATCTTCTTATTCCATAATCAATGGATCTAATTACTAATGGTTTATTGTTATGATCTTTTTCAACCACATCAAAATATATAGGAGCAAGTTCTTCATGTAAGATCATCAATGCCCAAATTAATGACATAACTCTGTCGTCATGACTACCAGATTTTGCTTCCCATTTTCCGTGTTTACCACGAATAAAATCATTTAATTCTAAAACTGTATTGATATCATTAATTTGAACCCTTTTTTCAGAATTTATCAAATATCTTTGATTTTGTACTGCATGATATTTTGTATTATGATGATTTATAACTCCTAATACACTGTTTACTCTATTTTTGACTTTTTCTGCTCCCCAGTTTACTATACTTTCATAATTATATTCTCTTTTTAAATTATCTACGACTTGACCACCGCAATTATTTCTTTCTATCATTGCTAATGGATCTCCCCAATGTTGTAAAATTTCTCTTAATTTAGGTGTAAATTCGGTTGGAGGTATTTTATTGTTATGATAAACAGCAACTTGTTTAATTCTTCTAGGCTCTGTAATATCTAAAATTTGAATAACGCTGGCATCTTTTCCGATTCCTTCTGAAATATCAACACCAGCAACATATATACTATCTTCATTTGGTCTTTCCCATAAACAATAATGTCCATCATCTAAAACAAATAATGGTTGTAATGTATATTTTTTCATGGAATCAAATAGTTCTTGATCTAATGCAGATTCTCCTACTTCATCAAACTCGCATTCAAATTCTCTTCTCCACATGCTTATATCAGAAAGAGAAGCAATAGTTTGTTGTTTCCATTTTTCTGTACGTCCGGGTACTTCATTCCATAAGATCTTTAAGCTTTGCCATTCGTTTTCTCCTTTTGTAGATCCATTATATAACTTATAAAATAATCCAGCAGTATCTCTAGGAGTTGATGCCATAATAATTTTAGATTTCATGGAAGATGAAATAATTGGATATACTGATGCCCAAAATTCATTCAACAAATGAGGCTCAATCCAATCAGCTTCGTCAACAAATAATAGGTTAGCCGCAGATCCACGACCAGCAGTACCTGTTGTTGTTGAAATAGATATACGAGATCCATTCTCTAATTCTAGTGATTCCAACCCATAATATTGAACAGGAGATTTTAACCAATTTGGTAATTGTTCATATGCTAAACGAATTCTTTTAAAGATTTCTTTTGCAGTGTTTTCTTTGTTTGCGACTAGCATTATTTTTTGATCACTAAAAAATATAGCAGTCCATAACATATAAATTGTTGATATTGTTGATTTTCCTGTTTGTCTTGAGAATAACAATAAACTAAAACGATTATCTCTAATCATTCTTAATGCCTTTTTTTGATAAGGATGTAATTTAATTTTTTGTTTACCTTCGTCCAAATTAATAATGAAGAAATAATTTTCAGCAAAGTGTAAAATATTTTCTCTACATTTTTTTAATTCTGCTACTCTTTCTGGTGTCCATTCAAATTGTGCATCTACCGTTGGTAGAGCAGGATTATTCATGTAGATTTCTTTTTTAGTTTTTCTAGCCATTTTAAGTACTTATAAAAAAAATTTGAAATTTTTTAATTTTTTTTGAAAAATTGCATTAAAATGTATAAATAGATAGTATGAGCAATAAATCTCTA